ACCGTTGCTGCACTTGATCAGCACTTCTTGCCGCCCTTCTTCTTGCCCTTCTTCATCGCTTGCCTCCCTTCTTGCTTGCCTTGCTCTTGAACGGCATCAGTAGCCCTTGCCCTTCGTCATCTTCTTGCCGACCTTCTTGGCGAAGGAGGCAGCAGCCTTCTTGCCCTTGGCGGTGTACGGGAACTTCTTCTTGCCTACCTTCGGCATCACTTGCCCTTCCAGCCGCGCTTCATGGCGGCATATGACTTCGCGCTGACGGTTGACTTCGACTTGGGGCGCGAGATCCCAAGTTTGCGACGCTTGTTGATGTTGCCGACGAGCGAGTTCTTCTTCACTTGCGAACGCTCCATCCTTCAGGGGCGAAGACATCCTTGCCTTCGGAAATCATCTTTCGTGCATGAGCAACTGCTTTCGCCACGATTGCCTCGTTTGGAAACGAGTCGTATTCCGCTGCCGTCAGCACTTGCTTGATCTCCGCATCCGTCAATCCCGGAACCATCGTCGGAATGTCCATCTGCTTGCCGTCGATATCAACGCCGATGGAGTATTCGGTGACATCGGAACCGGACGCTGTCTTGTATGGACCAAGCCATCCCGACCCCTTGCGCGTCCCATCCGGTCGCGTGGTGTTCGGGTCGGTCTTCGACAGGTAGAACGGAGTCTTCATCAGCATCCCCATCGCTTTCGCGCAGCCTTGCCGCGCTCCCCGGTCCACGACCGGGACCGAGCGCAGAACGACTTGTGGCGCGGGCTGTCCTTGTCCTTCGTCGGAGCCTGCAACTTGCTCCCGGTCTCACGGTTGTACCGCGCACGACCCTTTGCAGTCAGCCCAGCGCCCTTGGAAACTGGCAACTTCTCGCCGCGACCGACGGCAAGCGACGGTCCCTTCTTCCTAGCCATGCATCACCTCCGAGTGCTTGAGGATCGACCCGAGCGAGTGTTCGCCGAACTCGGGTTGCTCGGGGATCGGCTGCCCCACTTCATCGCACAGCATGAGAGCGCCAGCCAGCGCGATGACGCGGTCGCCGTGCGACTCACGCGCACCGCTCGCCTCGTCGCGCCGTGAACCAGCCTCGATGCTGCCATCGTCCATCACCACATACTCCAGCATCTCGTCGAGGCACTCCTCGCTCCGCACGACGCACTCGCCCTGCGCCAGTTGCCGTGCGAGGTTGCCGAGCAGCGAGCGCTTCGTGCGCTTGGTGCTGGTCCAGCCGACGCGCATGGTGCGCTGCTCTGCGACCGTTCCTTCCTGACGCTGGCGGTAGACATTGCGCCAGCCAGCCCGGTCGAAGTCGTGCTGCATCGCAGCGCCGGGACCGTTGGTCTCCCAGCCGATCAGCGGCTCGCGCCGACCGCGCCACACCTTGCGGCAAGCCTGTGCGACTTCCAGCGCGAGGTCGTAGGGCGCGAGGTTGGGATCCACGAACTCGGCGACGGTCTCGCGCTTGTTCGCGTCCATGATGCACACCGCCGCGTTCGCGCTGCCCGTGCCGTAGGACGGATCGATGAACACCACATACTCGCACACGCGATCAGGTGCAGCCCACACGCGCCATCGTCCCTGCGGCTGCGGCTCCAACTTGCCGTTGATCACCTCGCAGCGCTTGCCGACCTTGCCGAACTCCTCGCGGTGCTGCGTGACGATGTGCGACGCAAAGAACGACGCGCCGCTGCCGACGCTCTCGGCGAAGACATTCTGCGCGAGGTCGATGCGGTCACGGCGACGCAACTGGTCCGACAGCCACGGCGACCATGTGAAGGTCGATCCGGCGAACCCGGTCACGCTGCCGTCGATGTCAACGCGCTGCACAGCGCCGCGTCCCTTCTCGGGATGCTGCCAGTACATCAATTCGACCAGCCTCGGCTCGCCTGTGGTACGCGCAACACTCACCAGCCGTGCGTACTCCGTTCCCGCGCCGATGGGAGTCGAGCAAGCGATGCGGCAACTGGTGCAGTCGGCTGCGGAGCGCCATGCAGCGTCGGCGTGGTCGAGCGCCGCGAACTCGTCGAACAGGACGAGCGTTCGCCGACCGCCGCGCCCGATGTGTTCGGTCGATGCCATGCCAGCCACGGTCGCGCCGCTGACGGGATGCCGGAGCATCATGTGCTGCCGCCACTCGCCGCCCTTGGCGAACTTCTCCGGCGCTGCCGGGAGCAGCCACGATGGCTGACCCGCGATCAGGTAGTCAACCTTCCAGAACAGCGAGTCGGGGTCGCCCGTGCGATCCACCAGATCCTCGACGCGGCTGACGAGCAGCGACTGCCAGCCCTTGAACATCCAGCCCCACACGGCGACGGCGCACACCAGCCACGACGCGCCCATGTCTCGCGTCTTGCGGATCACGACATCGCGTCCGGTCTCGATGCCGTCGATGATCTCGCGAGCCGCATCGCGCTGGCAGTCCCACAGGACGAACGGCGTGTGCGGCGTGACCACCGGGCGCTCGCGTCCCGTCGCGTCGATCTCCTTCACGCGGTAGGTCCACGCGCAGCACTCACACCACGCTGCGAAGTCTTCAGAGAACGCTGCGCGAAGATCGGCTTGCTCTCTCGCGTTCGCGTTGTACACGCGCTCGCGCAGCGCGACGATGCGATCAGTTCCGCTCGACACCGATCCGCGCTCCCCACTCGCGCAGCATCCGAGCGCCAGCGCCAGCGTCGCCGTTCTCGACCTTGATCGATCCGCCGTCCGCGCCCGTGTGTTCGATGCGGATGCCCTCGCGGTACTTGCGCGGTCGCAGCGCCTTGAGCCGGAAGATCAGCAGCGTCGCAGCGCTGCGATCCATCTGCCGCTGTCCCTTGATCGCTTCGTCGGCGATCTTCTCGTAGCGGTCTGCGATCTCGACATCGAGCGCCTCCAGCGCTGCATGGAACTCGGCATCGGTGCGTCGCCAGTACGACGGCGTGTGTGTGCTGATGCAAGCGATGCGGCACGCCTCGTCCCAGCCATGCTCGGGGAACGCTGCCAGCCACGCCTCTTTTGCAGCCGCGATATCCCCGGCTGCGGACTTGGGCGGTCTGCCGGGTCCGCGCTTCTTCAACGGCTGGCTGGGCTGGTCTGCCATGCTGATGGGCTTACCACACCTTGGGCTAGATCCATCGAATTCCGGCTTGATTTATGCACTTGCCTTCCCTGCCCTTTGTGATACTCTTGTGGTGCGTTGTGGGAGTGTTCCCACAGGCATCAGCAACACCAGCCGGAGAGACACCAATGAAGACCACCGAGACCACCGTCGCCGAACGATTCAGCACCGTCGAGAACTGGGCAGCGCAGCAGGACGCTGGCATCCTCTTCACCATCGCCGTCGAGACCATGACCAAGGACATCGAGGCTTGCTCCGACAACGGGCGCATCAACGCGCTGCTGCACCTCGCTGCGCGTCTTTCAGGCGCTCGCTACACGGCGCTGTACGAAGCCGCCGTCGAACTCGCGTCCAACGAGCGCACCATCAGCCAGCGCCTGTGGGAGAACCGTCGAGGCGTGGCGGAACACAAGCGCGAAGCGTTCACCTTCACCACTCCGAAGTACGACGCTGTGCAGTCCTCTCTTCGCGGCTACTGACACACCACACCACACCACAAGGAGATCACCATGACCATCGAGACCGACTACGAGACCCGCAAGACCGCTCGCTGCAACCGCATCGCCCGCGACCCGCTGTGCGCCATCGCCGACTTCGTGCGCTGGCACACCAAGCGCGGCTTCACCTTCACGATTCAGTCCACCGACACCGACGGGGACAACGACTGCCTCTGCTCGCCGCGCACCAAGCGCGTGATCGAGATCATCCGCGCCGTCTACGAGATCGAGATCGCGACCTTCAGCATCATCGGACCCGACGGCAACGCCGACGGGCGCTGGGTCACCTTCATGTTCCCGAGCAACCTCAACTGCTCGCCCGAGGAGTCGGTCGCCGACTTCGGGATGAACGCGGTCTCCGACGCATGGAGCGAAGACTTCTACAAGCGTTGCGACGCGCACCGTTGACCACACACCACAACGCACCACACAAGGAGCATCACCATGCACGACCACATCAGCCCTCTCTTCCACTCCGACCGCAAGCGCGACTACTGGGTTCGCATCTACACCGAGGTCACAGGTCTCGGCAAGGGACGCGGTCGCAAGCGCGAGCGCTACGGCATCGTGCAGCGCGGCGACGGTCCGACGGCGCTCCGCCTCCGCGTCACCTTCCTGAAGCGCGGGTCATGGGTCGCGCAGACGAAGGGACCGTGCGGCGACGCGCTCATGGAGTGCGTCGGTCGCACCCAGTTGGCAGCGCTCATCCGCCTCGGCGAGTGGTGCGCCGACGAGTGGAACCGCGACGAGCAGCCGGAGCCGCGCCGCTGCCCCCATTGCGACCGCGAGTGCGAGCCGGGAATGTCGCTGTGCGGCGACTCCGACTGCCCCCGATTCGACTGACACCGCGCCACGCCTCACCCCCCGGTCACGCGGGGGGACGAGGCGCTTCGCTGTGAAGCGCACCACAACACCTCACAGGAGAGACACTCATGCCAGCGTTCAGCATCGTCATCAAGACCGACACCGACCTCACCGTCAACGCCGACTTCACAGCGGCGGCGAGTTGCCCCCGGTTGAGCGTGAACATCAAGGCGTTCCGGGGCGACCGCGTCGGACCCGGACAGGACATCGCGTACCGCTGGCAGGAGTGGGATCTCCGCTGCACCGAGCGAGCGCTCGCGCATTCGGTCATCCTCGCCGCGCAGATCAGCGAGTGCGCCGAGGATGACGGCGACGCGGTTGACCTCGCGCTGGAGTCGGTGCGCGAGGGCATCGCGGCGCTGCTGTACGCCAAGGCGCACGGCGAGAACCGCCTCGTCGCCGACGAACTGATGTCCTGCATCATCGCGTCATGCACCGTCACCGACCCGGAGGCGATCAAGCGCCGCAACGACGCGATGGATCGCGCCCATCGCATGATCGCCGAACTGTCCGACTGCGACCCGGTCACGGGCGAGGAGTACGGCACGGGCGCGTGACGGTGACTCGCCCTCGCCTCCCGGCGCGAGCCGGGGGGCTTGGGCTTGCCATCGCGGCAACGCACAACGCACCACAGGAGAGACCCATGAACCTCACCATCACCCGCCGCTCGTCCTACCGCCGCCTCGACCGCATCGAGCGCCACGCCATGATCGCGCACCAGCGTCTCATCAACCGGGCGTTCACCGAATTGGACCGCTACCGCTTCAGCGTCGGACAGGAATCCATCCGACCCCATCACCTCGTCTTCTCCAGCGTCGCGAACGCGCTGCGCTGGACGGGCGAGCAGCGCTGGGGCTGCGACGGCGACCTCCTCCTGTCCGCTGCCCGTGGCGGCGAGTTCGGGCTGCGGCTGGCGCGGCTCGTTCGCCGAGCCGAGGCGCTGGACGATGTGCTGGAGCGTGTCTCCGAGGAGTACGGGACGCGGTACGGGGCGAGCGCCGCCGACTGCGCCGCGTGGCAGGGCGAGCGCGAGGCTCGGGGCGAGTGGGAGGCTCGGCACATGGAGCGCTGGTACGGCGACTGAACCGAACTCCGACAGCCCTGTCAGAATCCCGCCCCCCGGCTCGATGCCGGGGGGCTTTGCTTCCCTTCCGAAGAACCCCTTGCAGCCCTGTGAGACTTGTGCTATAGTTCCTGCAACCCAACACACGCGCCGCGTGGCGCGAGTCGAGGGGCAACCGGGCGCTGCGGCGCTCACAGTTTGGGAGACACTCACATGGCACACGAACTCACGAAGATCGATGGTCTCGCGCTCGCGAACGACGGCGCTTGGCACGGCATGGG